CTCGTAAACGTCCGAGCGGACGGAACCTGTTGAAAGGAAAGAAATGGATTTGAAGGAACCTGTAACCACTCAAGAGCAGCTCGACAAGATCGTGAAAGACAGGCTGGAAAGAGAGCGTGAAAAAGTACGCTCTGAGTTCTCTGATTATGATGACTTGAAAGCCAAGGCTGAAAAGCTTGACGAACTCGAAAAGAGTGGCTCCGAGGAGCTGAAAAAGGCACTCGCTGAGGTTGACAACCTTAAAGGTGAACTGCAGACACGTGATGAGAACGCTAAATTGCAGCAGATGCGCAAGCAAGTCGCTAAAGACACAGGGGTACCAGAGGACCTCATTCAGGGCGCAGATGAAGAGAGCATGAAGACGTTTGCAGAAGCAGTAGCGGCGTTCGCCAAAAAGCCTTCTGCTCCAATCATTCCAGAATCAGGTATTTCTACACAGGCTGGAGAGACTCCAGCGCAAAAATTTGGTCAATTCATGGCCGAAACATTCAACTAATTGAAAGGATTTAAGTATGGCAACCGGTATTTTGACAACTTCTGCAACACTTCCAAAAGACCTCTCTGACGAGATCTTTGCAAACGTCCAAGACCAGTCTGCAATTATGCAGCTTGCAACTCCAATTGAGCTTCCTGGCCGCGGCATGACTATCCCAGTTGTAACTGGTGACCCAGAGGCTTCTTTTACCGCTGAGGGTGAAGAGGCTAAGGTATCTAATACCTCTCTTGGCGTTAAGGAAATGAAGCCTTATAAGCTCACTGTTATTGAGCTCTTCTCCAATGAGTTCAAAGATAACTATGAGGCCATCTTTGCCGAGCTTCAGAATCGTCTTCCAGGAGCCATTGGTCGCAAGGTTGACTCTACCATTATGTATGGCACTGCACCTGGCACTGGCTTTGACACCCTTGCAGACGCTGAGTCTGTAGACCTTTCTGTTAAGCCTTATGACGGCTTTGTTGACGCACTCGAGAAGGTCTCTAACGCTAACGGTGACCTTAACGGTTGGGTACTTTCTCCAAAGGCACGCACTCTGCTTCTTAAGGCTAAGGACAGCCAGCAGCGTCCACTCTTTATCACCAACCCATCTGTTGAGGGTAAGGATGGCGGCTCTTCTGTTCTTGCTATTCCATCTCTCTTCTCTCGTGCAGCTTATCAGGCAAAGGTTGCCTCTAAGACCCCTGAGCTTGTTGGTGTCGGTGGTGACTGGACTGGTGCTCGCTTTGGTCTCGTTAAGGACATCACTGTCTCTATGGCAGACCAGGCAACCATCAATGCTGGAGGCACTGCAATGAACCTCTATCAGCGTGATATGTTTGCTCTTAAGTGCACCTTTATGTTCGGCTTTGTCGCACGTGATAAGGCACAGTTTGTCCGCCTTGCAAACGGTACCGCTGCTTAATAGGAGGCTTATATGGCAGAGACAAGAAGCTTTGCCACAAAGGCCGACTATGAGAGACGTTATGGGTCTGGTGCTCCAGAGAGGGTTGAGGTGCTTTTGCAAGATGCCTCAGCCCTCTTGCGCTCAAATTTCATTGCATATCATCAAACGGCTTACAAAGAAGGCTTAAACCTTCGATTTGATGAGAATGCTTGCGCCGTTACTTGCGCGATTGTTGCTCGTGCTGTGAATGTTCCTGCTGGTTTTGAGGGTGCTTCTCAGTACAGTCAGCATGCTGGTCCTTATGAGTCGACATTGACTTTCGCAAACCCAACAGCTGATTTGTATGTAACGCGCTCTGAGCGCACTCGACTCGGCTTGAGTGGTATCAGAATTGGCTCAATTCAGCCGATGTGTAAGCAAGACCATGAGGTGAATGATGGCAGCCATTAGAGGTGTTCAGGTAGAAGTGGTTAGAGTGACCACTGTCTTAGACGATCATGGCAATGAGACCTCTGGAATAGAGTCTTATGAGCTTGTTGACAATGTCTTACCAGCTCCGGTTGCGACATCTGATTTGTCTGCAACGCGTCCAAATGGTGACCGCATAGACATGGTGTTTCACTTTCCAAAGACTTATAAGCGAAGCCTAAAGGGAACTTTTATTGAGTTTGATGACCTGAGGTTTGCGGTCGTTGGTGACCCACAGCCCTACCTTAACAACCTAACGCCGCTTGACTGGAATAGGGAAGTTGAGGCGGTGGTTGTCGATGGGTAATGATTTTGTCGTCACAGGACTTAAACCTGATTTGGCTGGTATTCGTGAGGTACTTCATACCGCTCCTGTAGCTGATATGTGCCGTGAAGCGGCTCAGATTTGTGCGGCAAAATGTAATTCTTTACTGCCAGAAAAATACCTCAAACATGGCGCTCGATTTGACGCTAAATGGGTTAATCGAGAGTACACCGCAGCTGGCCTTGTGTACTGCTCTGGAGCGGAGAACGGCATATGGGCTGGCCGTGCTAACGCAAAGCTTAATATTCTTAAGAAGGGATGTAGAGGATGAGCTATGACATTCTTTCAGACCTTACTAAGTATATGAGTCAAAAGCTCAATATTCCTGCTTCAACACGAGTTCCCGCCCGCGAACCAAAAGAGTTTATTACCGTTACGCGAACCGGGGGAAGCTCTACGATTGGCTGGGATACGGCTAATCTTGCAGTGCAGGCTTGGAGTACCACGGATGCCGCTGCATATAAGCTAGCCTTGGCAATAAGGCTTCTTTTGCTGGAGTGCTGGCAAGAGCTTGATAAGGTCATCAAGGTTGAAGTTCAAAGTATTTACGACTTCCCAGACCCGGATTCAAAGAAATATCGATATCAATTAGATGTGTATATCACTACACGTCTGTAAGGAGTAATCATGGCTGATGCTATTTACAATGCAAATTACGTCGGAGCAGCAAAGGGCCGTCCTGGCGGATATGCCGCAGTCGTTGACCCAAGCGTTGACATTAAGACGCTTCTTGATGTTAAGAAGACCATCAAGGATCTGATGACTGCAAACCCCGGCAAGATTAAGTCACTTGGATATATCTCTGAGGATGGCGTTGAGTTTTCTGTTGATCTCTCTGCAGAGGATAAAAACGATTGGGGAGGAAACGCTATTAGTTCCTCAATTTCTAAGTACTCAGAGTCTGCAAAGGTGACATTCCTTGAGTCTGCTGAGACTATTTTAAAGGTCATTTATGGAGACGATAACGTCAAGGTTGAGACAGACGGCTCTATTACTGTTCGACACAACCCACGCTTTACTGCACCTCGTATCTATATTTTTGACGCTGTTATTAATGAGACTACGGTCAAGCGTTCCATTATTCCTGTTGGACGCATTTTTGAGCGCGATACCGTAAAGCAGAACAGCTCTGACTTCCTTGGCTATACACCAACCATTAAGTGTATGCCAGCCGAGGTCTTTGACGGTGATACTTACCGTGATGTCTTCTACGACACCACAAAAGCGAGTGCGACTCCTGGCGTTGTACATTAATTAAGTTTTGAGAGGACTCAATATGGATATTTCCAACATGTCAGCGGAGCAGCTTCGAGAGCTCGCAGCGGAGAAAGAAAATTCACGTGCAAAGTTGGAGCATGATTATCTTGACTTCGTACAGGATAAGCCAAAGCACGCTCCATATGAGCGCATAATTGAATTCGAGGGTGAAGAGTATGTCGTTGACATGCGCAGAATTAAGTCTCGTGAGTTTATGCGTCGCATGGCTCGTGTTAGCGATGCTGAGCAAAATAGCCCAGAAGCACTTTCTCCTGTACTTGCTCTCTACGACTTTGTCTTTAGCGGCAATGTTGACAATCATGTTGTGGAAGTCGTAACTGCTAAACTCGGATATGACGACGCTGAAGAAATCATGCGCATTGAGTCCGCTCTTCTGGAAAAACTTGACGCAAAAAACTAATTCCGCTTGCTCCAATTCTGTGTGATGACACTAAAAGGGGCAAGCTGGAAGCAGACTTTCAGCAGTATTACCAAGTAAAGCTACAGACGCTCATTGACTCTTGTGAGTTTGAGCGTCTGTTTTATTTGATGATAAACCTCCCTCATGGCTCGAGAACAGTATGCTCTGTTGACCCAAGAAATGATTGGTCCAATAGTGACTATTTGCTTGCACTAGCGGTCGACAACCTTTCGTATCTTCGATATGAACAAGCCGGAGGTAAAGGCAGAAAGCCTGACGCGGTCAAGCGTCCAGAACTGAAACAAGAACAAAGTAAAAAGAAGCTTCTTAACGTGTCACAGGACCGCGTTGAGGAGCTTCTTTTTAGAGAACGCTAGGAGGTGAATAGTGGCTGGAACAGTAGTAAGAGGTTCCGTCCTTCTTACTCCTAAATTCGACAATCTTGGTGCTAATGTTAAGCGAGCACTGGGAAGTGGATATAAATCGGCAGTGTCTGTCCATACGAATGCTGGACGACAGGCTGCTCAAAACTATGCAAGCGGCTTTGGCGGCGCAACCGGTGCAATTATGGGAATTGTGTCGAGCGTTACATCTCGCGCCTTAGATGCTATTTCTGGCTCAATTGCCTCTGCTGTCAACCGTGTCGATACGATTGCAAACTTCCCTAAGATTATGCAGTCTGTTGGATATTCTGCAGACGACGCGCGTGCGACTATTGAACGGCTTTCAGCTGGTATCGATGGTCTTCCGACATCGCTTGACGCTATTGTTGGCTCAGTGCAGAAGATTGCGACTGTGTCTGGTTCACTTGCCACAGCAACAGATGTTGCCCTGGCATTTAATAACGCACTTTTGGCAGGCGGCAAGAGTCAAGAGATAATGAATTCTGCTTTTGAGCAGTATTCACAGATGCTTTCAACTGGCAGAGTTGATATGCAGTCATGGAAGATTCTTGCTCAAGCTATGCCAGGACAGCTGAACCAGATTGCTAAAGCCCTACTCGGAGCTAATGCAAACCAAGCAGACCTTTATAAGGCCATGCAAAGCGGCGCAATTACATTTGACCAATTCAACAACGCAATTGTAAGCCTCAATAATGAAGGTCTTCCTGGCTATGCTTCATTTGCAGAGCAGGCACGTATCTCAACGGAGTCAATTGGTACCGCATGGACCAATGTTCAAAACCGCATTAATAAGGCTGTTGCTAAGATTATTGATCATATTGGCCAAGCTAATATTGCAGGTGCAATCAACGATTTCTCTAGCAGCTTTTCTGGTATAGCCGACACAGTTATCACGTATCTTGACCCTGTTATTTCCACTGTTGGTTCCTTCATGGATCAGCTTCAAAATAACGGAGCAATCACATCATTTGGTGACGCTTTAAATGCGCTAAAAGACGTATTTGATGGCACTATAGGGCTTATTGGTGACCTTATAACAACGTTTACTGGTCTCGATAGCTCAGAAGATGCTTCCCGCAGTGCAGCAGATTTGCTTAAATCTGCCGTTGATGGTGTTAAATCTGCCATAGAGCTTGCTCGTGACGCTGTCCAAGGCTTGAGAGACAACCTCACAGTTGTTGCGCCCGTCATTGTCGCTGTAGCGACCGCTCTGATTGCATACGAGACTATTAAGGCTGTGCGCTCGATAGCTGACGACTTCGGACTTCTAAAAAGCGCCGCTTCTTTGGCTTTTGACGCTATCAAAGGTGGAGAGGGCGTTCTATCAACGCTTTCTGTTTTTGGAGAGCTTGTTGGTGAGGGTGGAGCGCTCGCGAGTGTCTTTGGAACGATTTCAACGGCAATTAGTGGCGTTGGAACGAGCCTTTTGGCACTCGTAGGATCTATCCCTGTTATCGGTTGGATTGCAGTTGCGGTAGTTGCTCTTGGAGCTGTCTTTACATGGCTCTGGAACACTAATGAAGATTTTAGAAATGCTGTAATTGGTATTTGGGATTCTATTTGCTCAGCCATTAGTGGTGCAGTAGATTCCATAGTTGGTTTCTTTACAACAACATTGCCAACAGCTTTCACTCAATTTGTCCAATTTGTTCAAGGGATTCCCGCGGCGGTAGGACAATTCATTCAAGAGCTACCAACAATGGTCCTTTACGCGCTTACTTTTGCAGTTGTATTTCTGTTTGGGCTAGGCGCTCAACTCGCTCAACTAGCGGTACAGATTGGCACTGAGTTTGTCCAGAACGTCGTTAACTTCTTTACTGTTGACCTGCCAGCAGCTTTCGCTCAGTTTGTCTTATTTGTGGCAACCATCCCAGACCAAGTTCAGTCTGCCCTTGCTACGCTTCTGGCAAATATTGCTCTCTGGGCAGTCGACATGGCGGCAAAAGCATCAGAGGCCGCCGACGGTTTTCTCCGTGGAGTTACAGATGGCCTAAATGCAGCGGTTGATTTTGTGAAGAGCATTCCAGATAAGATTAAAAGTTTCTTTTCTAATGCGGGCGACTGGCTTGTTAATTCTGGTAAAGCTCTCCTAGACGGCTTTGCTAAAGGTATTAGAGACGCAGTAAGCACAGTAACAAGTGCAGCATCAAACGCCCTCGGCGCGGTTCGTAAGTTATTCCCATTCTCACCTGCAAAGAAGGGACCATTCTCAGGTCATGGCTACACGACGTATTCTGGCCGTGCCCTCATGAGAGACTTTGCAAGAGGGATTAAGGGAAGTTCTGCACTTGCTGAAACAGAGGCCATGAGTGCTCTATCAAGTGTACATGACGTCTTTAGTAATGCCCGTCCTCTGAGCTTCTCAGCAGTTGCTGACGCTAATGCAAACGGTATTTATCGTGCAGCTTTCGAGCTTGACTCAAGGCAGCAACGTGCAAACGCAACCACGCTCGCAGATATTTATGATTTCATGCGTAACGGTGAGCTCGGACAGGTTATTGATGAGAACTCTAACAATATTGGAGACCGTGATTTCGCTCGTGCGGTTCAAAAGGCGGTGAGAACGAATGCGTAAGCTCAAGTACGTTTCTTCCCGCGGTAACACCTTTGAACTTGATGTGCCAGAAGCCTCTATTGGTACTGGCACATCTCTTAGAGGCTATAAGCCTGGATACACGCTAGGAGCGCGTTCTGTCTCTGGCATTTCATCTAATGCTCAAGAAGTCACGTTAGATTTATTCATTGAGGGTTCTGAACTAGCGGAATCAATGGCCAATGAATTTGAATTCGACTTCAATAATCAAAAGCCAGGAGCACTCGTCTATAACAATGAATGGTCGCAAGATGTGTATGTGTCTAAAAGCGAGGTTCAATCTGTCTTTCATGATCAGGCAACAGTTGCCCTTACAGTTATTTTGCTAGAAGGGTCATGGCACAAAAGCCATAGTAAAAGCTTCAGCGTGACTCACGATGATGCACAGAGCGATTGGCTTAATTTACCTACCAACGCTCCATACAACCTTGGCATCACGAGACCGCCAAAGCAGCTTGAAATTCGCTCATCCTCAGAATGTCCAGTAAAGTTCACTATTTACGGAACGGCTCTCCAACCTCGAATCGTGATTGGCGATAATACCTACTCATTCTCATTGACGGTTCCAAGTGGAGGCCGTCTTGTTGTAGATGGCACCCGTACTCGTAAGACAATCACACTTGTAACTGAACTTGGAGACGTCTCAGACCGCTTCGATGTTGGCAGCCGTGGCAGTGGTAAAGGCGGCGGCAACTATTGCTTTGAACCACTGAAACAAGGCTTTCAGAACGTCTCGTGGGACGGCACATTCGGCTTTGATGTTGAATGGTGGGAAACAAGAGGAGGTCTTCCATGGACATCTTAACGGTGTCAAAGGCTGATGGTGAAGATATTGCCGGCACAGAGGACTATGTGCTCGACCTTTCTTTTGGAGATACGGGAAATTCTTTTGAAGTATTTGCCCCGTCGATTCCAATCAAAGATGGATATCTAGTATCAATCGATGGCACAGAATACGGCGGCATCATAGATACAGCTTCAGACTCTCTTGACGGCGGTGTGTCTACGACTACATGGAGCGGGCGTACCTGGCACGGTATGCTCGCTTCAAAAATCTTGGTTCCGAGTACTGATTACATCAATATCTCAGATAAGGCTCAAACGGCCATCGAGAGCATTGTTACTGCAGCAGATCTTGCAACAGTATTTGAGGCTAAGACAGGGCAGTCTGAGACAATTATTAAGTGTCAGTTACCTCGTTTTTGCGACGCTTACACAGCATTAAGACACATTGCAAATGCTGCGGGCTCACGACTTAGAATTCAACGAACTGACGGTAAAACACTTATTTGGCTCGAGCCTCTCACGGATAACAGGCTTGATTCTGATGCCCTGGATTACAAATCTAAGACGTCATATCATCCCGTGAACCACTTAATTTGTGCTGGTAAAGGTGAGCTTGCAAGTCGTACGGTTATTCACCTCTATTCAGACCGTGCGGGGCGCATTTCAAAGACGCAGAGTTTGTTTGGCCAAGATGAAGTATCCATGCTCTATGACTACAACAATATTGAGGATGCAGAGCTTGAAAAAGAGGGAACAAAGAAGCTTAAAGAGCTTCAAGCTCAGTCTTCTGTAGACGTTACGGTCCATGACGGCTTGAATCTTTATATTGACGATGTTGTCGTTGCTGAAAATCAAGACACAGGAAGACGAACTCAAGCGACTATTGGCAAGAAGATAGTAAAAGTCGCGAGCGGGGTAATGAGTGTAAGTTATGAAGTGACTTCACCAAATCAGACTCGCGGCTCACATGGCGTTTCATTTGAGTCTTCTGGAGCGTCTCAAGGTGCTGGAACTACATATGTAGCTGGCAATGGCATTCGTATTGTCGGTAATCGCATTTCAGCGGTTATGTCGGATGAGAAAGTCGCTGATATTGAGACTCATATTGCTGCCGCACAGTCGGCTGCAGTTGCCGCTCAAGGTCAAGCGCATGAGGCAAAAGACATAGGCAACAATGCATTAGTCTCAGCAAACTCAAGCGTAAAAAATGTATCCTCAACAGGGCCGCTTGCGGTTTCCCAGACGGGTTCCAACGTCACTTTAAGCCTTCAAAGTTCTGGTGCAGAGGCTGGTTCATACGGCCCTTCAGAGTCAATTGTGGCTGGGAATAATGCCAATTTTGCGATTCCGCGTCTTACAGTAGACGAATTCGGACGGATTACTGCAATCACTCAATCAATGGTGACCCTTCAAATTAGTGGGGGAGCTAACCAAGGCGGAGGCTTCCTGGCTGCTCATCCAATCGGTTCAATCTATGAAACAACTAAATCATTTAATCCATCGAGCCTCGGCGGTACATGGAAACGCCTGCCGTCACTTGACGGTTTTAAGTGGGAAAGGACGGCGTAATGGCTAAAGAACAAGGCTCCAGATATACCTGTGACAGATGCGGTAAGTCTGAGTTTGTTACTCCAAGCAATACATACTCGCTCGCTCAATGGCATGACATTAAGCGTCAGTCACAGCGAGGAGAAGAGAATCGCACTTATTGCGAGAGCTGTTACAAAGCATATCTCGAGCTTCTTGCAAAACATGATGCTTCATTCAAAGAGTTTGAAAGCAAGGTGAACTAATATGGCAGTCACATGTGTCGATGGACAGGGTCAAGCACCTCACATTACCGGTGCTGATAAAGGACGTTTACACGCTGGCATTTTTGGCGAAAAGAGCGTCGTTCTCGCGGTTGGTAAGCGTCTAGCAGCCACACAAGAGAGCGCCAATCGAGTCACTATTGCAACCGGTGACGCTTCTCTGCATGGTAGACAAGTGAGTGTAACCGCACCAGAGCAGGTCACAATCACTTCTGGAACTCAAGGACAAAATCGTAACGACTTTATCTGCCTTAAATACGAGCGTAACGCGCAGGGAATTGAGTCGGCAAAGCTTGAGGTTTTACGTGGTGTACCTACATCTGGTAAAGCTGAGGACCCATTAGTACCAGCAGGTAACGTCTTAAATGGTGACGCTCAAGATTACTTCCCGCTCTATCGTGTAAAGCTTAATGGCGTTGTTGCGTCTAAGCCAGAGCAACTCTTTATGTTTGCGAATACACTCTATCAAGACGATAACGGCGATTTTGAAACAGTCATTTTGCAAGATCAGGGAAGTTATAAGAATTACTGGCATATATATCGTACCGGTGATTCTGTGACTATCAAGGTAAGAGGCTGGCTTGCTAACAACGTCGCTTATGACGCAGTTAGATGCCCCTTCACCATTCCTGAAGGAGCGAGACCACCTCTAGTAGATCATGAAAAGTACGGTTCAGCTTCAGACGGTAATGAGTCAATCGTGTATATGCCTGGTATTTGTCCTGGACATGCAGATGTTCTTACGGCTATCTCAGCGAGACCTGACGGCAACATTTACCTTCAAGACCAAGGCGGGAAAGTCTCTAACGCATGGCGTTATGGATCTCTCACATTTACGGTAAGGCATTAAGGGGTGAGGTCATGAATATTACAGCTGAGATGGTGTCTTTCTTCATCTCCATCGTTGGAGCATTCTTGGGCGGTCTTGTTGCTATTTCGAATTGGCAGCGTGCCAGTAGAGAGGACAAAGAGAAAGAGGATGCCTGGAAGAGCACCATCACCAACACCCTCACCCGCTTAGAGACACGCCAGCAGGTCATGAATGAGCAGCTTGGCAAGTATCAACAGTCTCTCTCTGACTTGACTGCCACACTCACACAGCATACAGCTGAGCTTTCAGTGGTTGGCATCGTGGCACGAAGGGCGGATGAGGTTTCAAAAAAAGCAGCAACAGACCTCGCAGAGGTCAAGACCGATGTCAAGAACCTAGACTCACGCATTACTAAGCTTGAGAAGTAAGGAGAACAACATGATTAACTGGAAAGTACGACTTCATAATCCCGCATGGTGGATGGGCATGGCTGGTATCGTTATGAGTCCCGTCCTGGCATACCTTGGACTGGCATACTCTGACCTCACGACTTGGGGGAGCCTTGCTGATGTATTTGTGAAGTTCATCAGCAACCCTTATTTGATTGGCACGGTCGTTGTGGCGGTCTTGGGTGCTATTGGCGTAACCGTTGACCCAACTACAAAAGGCATTAGCGATTCTGCACGCGCAATGACATACGACAAACCAAGTGTGAGCCCTTTAGACGAGGAGACGCACTAATGGCTGATTTTTCTGGGCAAATTACCGCTGACGCGTATATTCCAACGTCAGCATATTCAGCTGGGCGAGACGGTCATTCTGTGCAGTATATCGTGGTACACCATGAAGCTGCCACAGGTTTAGACGGTGCAGCCATTACTGCCATGTGGGATAGAATGCAGGCACAATCCGCGCACTATTCTGTGGATGGTGAAGGCACTATCACCCAACACGTACTGGAGAGCAATACCGCCTGGGCATGTGGTCGCTGGGTTGCTAATTGCGAGAGTGTTTCCATCGAGCACGCGAACAACTCCACATCGCCCTGGACTGTCTCTGAAGCTACTCTAGAGAGCGGTGCACATCTTGTTGCTGCGTTGCTCATTAAGTACGGACTCGGCTATCCGCGTTGGGGCGGCAATGTCCGACCACACAAACAGATCGTGGCGACCGCTTGCCCTGGCGAGCTTGCCGGCTCTCAGAATACTCACTATATGGAGCGTGTGTGCTACTGGTACGAGGTCATGACTGGCACACGTTCAACAGACGAGCGCGGCTGGCATACCGACGGCAAAGGCTCATGGTGGTACCAGACGGGCGAGTCATCAAGCGAGTATGCCGTCGGCTGGTATCGTGTAGGCATGAAGTGGTACTACTTCAATGAATCCGGTTGGATGCTTACAGGCTGGGTCCATGCTTCTTGGGAAGGATCTGAGAAGTGTTGGTGGCACTTCGATGACAGTGGAGCTCTCGAAGCTGATAAGTGGCTTGAATACAACGGAAGCTGGTACTTGTTAGGCTCTGACGGCCGTATGTCCACGGGTTGGGCTGAGCGTGACGGTAAGAAGTACTACCTCGATGAGACTGGTCGTATGATTACTGGCTGGCTTAAGCTTGATGGTGACTGGTTCTACCTACGCTCTGACGGGTCAAGAACTGAAGATTGTCTTTATGGAGTTGGAGCAGACAATATCTGTGCCTTCGACAAGGATGGAAAGCTTCTCACAGGAGACATTACAGTCACAACCAACAACGATGGATACATCGCTGGAATTAAGTAATATTTACCCCTCTCGTCGAAACGAGAGGGGCTTTTTTCATGGATAAATACTCCACTTTGATTTTTGCGTGCCTTAAAACGCCTTACAACAAGCCGTTTAACTGGGAATTTGTAACGCTAAATTTAACCGCTTTTCTCTATTGATTGTTTCAATACGGTTAATAACAACGTTTCCCCTTCAATTCTCTTCTTTTGAATATCTCGAGGTAAATCGCCTATCTAAATAGTTAAAACTTTTA